CGATAATCTTGAAATGGAAGATACAGTTGGTAGAACCTGGATTCTTTGCTTCCTCTCCAGCTTCATCCTCAGTATAATCCACAATCTCAGCAGGATGCCAACCTGGGTCAATCAGTTCACCCTTTTTGAGATCATCTGGTGTCAGAATAGCTCTCATACGTATTCTCCTTTAGCCGAGTCCCATTTCTTGTTTGTTGGTCTTTCGAGTTCTTGAGTCACAGTCACAGTAGGTTTTACAAATGGATTAGTGTTCGCTACATTCGATTGTTCGATTTTCTTCAACTCATTTGTTTGCTCCTTTAGTTTTTGTAATTCTTCTTTCCAAACTTCATAAAAAAGTCTGCCAGTGATGTCCATTGAAGCTGTTAAACCAAGAGCACTCTTAGCATAATCATCTCCAACAGCTTCAGTGTCTACTAAGTATTTGGTAATACTTTTACCGGCTGTAGGATTCCACTGAGAGGATTTAGAGAACTGATATATCTCAGTGAATTCACCAGGAATTAAATCTCCAACCTTGCTTCCGTATGAAACAATAGGATTGATTTTAGTTACCTTTTGAGATGAGCCAGAGCCTTCAATTTTGACTCTGCTAACAGGATGGGCCGTCCAGATTGTATATCCAGACAGAGACTTGCAGATATCTAATGACTGGCTGACAATGCTTGTTTCACTCTTATATTCATCCCAACTTGGAAGAATCCTATCAGCATCTCTATCCTTACCTTTATTTGGTCTAAAGCCTAGAGACCAATTAACTGTAGATGCTGTCATTGATGTCACAGAGTCACAAATAAATGCAAAATATCTAAAATTCTTAGTAAAATCAATTAGCTTATTAAGAAATTCATTTGCATTATGTGAACTATATGAATCATATTCGATATTCTTTAATAGGTCTGGTCTTTTGATGACAGACCTAAAAAAATGTTCTAGCTCTATTGGCTTTCTCTTATCCCAATAAGCTAGGTAAACTGGTCCTTCGAGAGCGAATGTAGCTGCGGCTAAAGTCTTACCAAATCCTGGTGAACCTTTCATCAAGATTGATATCTGACTATCAACTACCATATCACTAGCTTTTGGCATTTAATCCCCCAGCTCTTGTTACTTTCCATCCTACGCTCTCATATCCACAATCACACAGTAAATAAATTCTATTATTCTCAATGTCATGGATGACCATAGCATTAAGATGTTTACATGGAAATACTAATCTAAATATCTTCTTCAGCGATAACACCCACAGCAGCGTCCAAGCGGTCCCTAAGAGAACTCGCCTTATCCTCTGCAATGTTATCGAGGATTTGCATGGTTGTTTTTCTGACGTAGTAGTTCTTACCATCAGCGCCCTTAATCTTTTGTTTACTGCAACTATCGCAATGCGGCTTGGCTAACTTAATGTGATATTCATTAAGAATAAACTCATCACCGCAAAGGTTGCAAATAGACTTCTTACCAAGAGCTAAAGCACACTCAATCTTAAAATGACACTCCGGAAGTGTGCAGAAGTAGATGGAATTACCCGTCTTGTACTTCAGACGCTTCAGACGATGAACGTGTTTCTGAACTGGCATTCTTAATATCCTCTAGAACTTTACTGGATTTACGTAATACTTTTGTTACATCCCAGGGTTCGACTGTTATGAAATGTGTGTTTAACTTATACAGCTTTGCTTCTTGACCAGATGCATCACATACTTCATAATATTCACATCGCCTATGGAACTTATCACATGAAGTCTCATTCATAGGCCATGAATTTTCAACGGCACACATCAAGTAATGGTATACATTCTTAACTACATTCTGCTTCCAATCCTCTAATATATAAGGGTCATACGTAAGAGGTGGCCTTTTAAATTTTTCGTGCGGCTTGAGAGTTTTCTGAAAACCTATTCTATTGACGGTAAGGTAATTGTGTTTTAAGGCTGTTACGTAGTTCTTGAACTGGTTGCTATTCCTAAGTAGCTCTGACTCTCTATCAAGAGACTTGTGGTCCATTGGCTGCTGTCTATCTTTACTATTTGAATAAACTAAATCAATCTTACCAGAGAAATGTATTTTAACCTCATCATCCTCGTGCAAGAGATATAAAAATGGCTGTTCTACTTCATGGATGATAAGATTCTCATCCTCTACTCTCCAGTAATCGTAATATTCCTCCATTACATCTACGATTCTAGAGATTTCCTCTGGTTCCAAATCACTTTCAATCACACCGGCTTCTCTAACCTTACTTAGAGCAGCAGTTACGCAATCCTGATAAGACCCTCCATCTTTCAAACCTTGATAATACACTTCATTAGCAAGGTGAACAAGCTGACCTCTATCTAGCTGAGGTGCTTTTGTTGGTTTGGTTTTATTCTTGTTATACCTGTAATCGAATCTACAAGGACACAACAAGAACATATCGTACTTGCTAGCGTCCAGTACTATGCTAATTTTAGCCATCTATCCCTTCAATTTCTGGATTAAGTCTACCACCTTCGTGAGTTATGTTGTACAAATCTTTCATAAATTCTGTACCGTAGATTCTCTCACAGCACTTGTAACACTTCGTTAAGCTGGCCCATAGACATACTTTGTTTCCACAATCAGGAGTGGAACAATTCGGCCAATCTTCAATATTCATTTTATCTCCATATAGCAATTAGTAAATATCCTATCTGACATCCAAATCTCTTAGCGCCCCATGCTTCATCAATTCTGAAACGCCAACCCATTACTGGACGCCACGCTATATCTAAATGCTTTGTGTGTATCACAATTCATTCTCATCAATAGCTTCATAAGCATCATCTCTAATAGGTCTTGCATTCTCAGGATGTAACTCATTCCATCTCTCAGCACAAGACCTACAGAGAGGCTCTCGTTTACCATTTACAACTATCGACGGGACAGCATGTGGATTGAAGCTAATCATTAGCTTACAAGCCACACACTGCCCGAACATCAAAGCATATCCCATATTACAGTACGTCTTCAATCTCTACTGCAATCTTAGGACGACGAACTACCTTAACCACCTCTACGATGAATACTTCTTCCTTATCAGGCTCAGCGGCTAGGACTGCTCTAGCATGTTCAATTGCTTCTGCCAAAGTTTCCTTTGCCCATACACCATTACGATATGAAGCTGCCGAGAACTTATGCCTGAATACTGAATCACTTCCAACATACCACATCTTCTTCATTTTATCTCTCCTTTACATTTTGGACACTTATCTAACTTAACCATCGAGTAGAAGAACCTGTTGCACTGCTTACAATATGTTATATACTTTGCTGTCACTAGCAATGTGGATAGGTGATAAAGCTCACTTCTCCATCCTTCTCGAAATACTTACGAGTTGCGTGTGGTCTTTCTCTCACACCATCTGTGCGAACTAATCCAATCTCCATTACTATGTTGCCGTCAAAGTCACCATGAATAATGGTGTACTTAGTTCCAGTTGAAGTAATATCTTCAGCATCCTTCACTACTACACTCATTATATTCATATTATCTCTCCAATGCTACATATTCATCTGCTGTATTGTAATACTTCTTGTTGTATTCATCTCTCTTGAGATGCACTCGCATCTTCTTACCAATTGCATCTTCAAGATTAACTGTCTCTGTCTCTAACACTTTCATTGCTGTTAGAGCTGGCACCATAGCCTGAAGATACTTACTTGAGAAATGAGATTTGAATTCAGTTCCCTTCTCAGTAATCATCTTCAAGCCGTAGACTGGAGAGCCGTCCTTAGCACTCTCTCGAACGAATACGTCTGTTACCTGAACTGAATACCATCCTTCTGGTAATGTCTCATTAGGATATTTCAGCTCAGATATAGGTTCTAGAGCCTTCTTCTTTTCCTCTACCTTCTCCCAATTTACCTTGAGAGCTAAAGGAATAGAACCTAATATTCCTAAGAATCCTCTACGACTGGTTTCCATCTTTAAACCATCTGCAAGTGTGCCAGTGTAGTTTATCTGGCGTAGTTCTACCACATTCAGCACATTCGTAATACATTACGATGCTAAACTCTGGTCTATCTACTTCTACTACTGGCTCTGGCTTCTTCTTCGGAGGTGGTTCTACGTAATTTTCATCCTTGTCTACTCTATAGACAGAGACAATAGGAGTCATTAGCCTAGCACTGCTAGCGGCTGGAATTGGCTCTCTCGTATGATTGTCGCAGAATGAAATGTTTCCATTCTCTACTTCAATGCATACATAGTGAGTTTCAGTTGATACAATGTATAGGCCATTGCCTCTAGGTGCTATACTAAC